TTATCTAAAGATCCGTAATCTTCTTTTTTAAATCGAGCAACAAAAACATTGGTAAGCGCCTGGACTGCTCCAGTCGTTTCTTCTTGAGATCTGTTATTCATTCTGATCTCTTGTACGAGATCTTTTAATGTAGCTTCTGCCATTAGCTTTTACCTACGTTTCTTTCTCTTGCTCTTTCATTTTCTTCTTTAATATGTTCAATCAATAATGTGAGGTATATTTCCCTTTCCCATGGTATCATATTCTCAAGTTCAGTTAATGAGTAATTATGATGCTGCATTAATCCAAAATTAGTTTTATAGTAACTAATCAGGCTTTCATGAGAAAGGCATATTACAAAAAATCATTCATCCCCTGTAGTTCAAGTGTGTTATCATGTGCACAACCACCACATTTAAATTGTACTTTATGTTTTAGTTGTGGCATTGCATCAACAAATTCTCTAATCTTATCAAATTGTGGACCACTCAAAGATTCAATAAATTCTAAAACTTCAGACTCTGGTTCATCTTTAACCATAATTCTTTCTTCGCCTGATTCAATAGTATCAATACATCTTAGAATCATTTTAAATGTCATTTCGGTCTGAGATGAAAATTTACTTAAATCTAAAATATCATTATATCGTGGCCAACGTAAATTAACAGCGATTGTATCAGTTAATTCTATTCGAGTATTTACTTTTGGTACGTCTATTTTTATTTCTTCTACCGGAATCACTACTTCATTTGGTGTTTCACACTCAGAACATTTAAGAGATACTTTAGTTGTTTCTCCAACAGACTTTGCTCTAATTCGTGTGAAAAGATATTCAACATCAAATGTTGTAAGTTTATTTCTATCTACACCATTTTCTACACATGAATCAATAGTATCAACGACTGCATTTAAAGCTTGTTGCTGGTCTTGAGATTCCATTGCAAGCATTAATACTTTTTCTTCTTTTACAAGATACGGCCTAAAGCGTACTTTTTCTTGAGTCGAAGGAATTACCGTTTCATATTGTGGTACATTATTTAGTTTGGGTAAGGCCATTATACAGATCTCCAATCCTTATATGATAATTGCACATTCAATTCAACCATTCCATTTGCTTCATTATTAAATTCTATAGCGTTCATGGTTGTGGGAAACGCTTTTTCTATTACACATGTATATACTGATTTTGCATCAGTAAACAAGTCAATATCTATATCTATGTTTAGCTGTCCGAGATTAAAGTTAATATCGACAGGTAAATCAAAAGCTGCACCTTTCTCAAGCTGTTCAATACGTACTTCAAAACCATATTCGTCTGGATAGTTTAGCTGTTTTGTTTCTGTATCGACTGCAAGATTCTGCCAATATTCAAAATAACGTTTTAAGTTATAATCATTCGTAACATGAAAAGTTAAAGATATATCCTCTTGAGCATATGCATAAGCTTGTTTTACTGCTTTCATTCCAACCACTCTATCATTTGTTAAGAGCTGTCGGCCGGGTAACTGCACATTTTTACATAGTAGATTCAGCGTACGAGTATCTACGATTCCTGGTAATGCTGGAAGATATACACGAAATAAATTAGGTGAAGCAATGCCTTTGCTTAATGCACCTTTTAATTGATCGACGCTATAAACCATTAGATCATTTTCCTTGAATCTCTATATACTGTAGCTTTACTTGATTTTTGGAAATCAGCAGTTGGTAAAAATGTTGCGATCTCCCATTCAGGAGCAGGCACAAGAGCAAATCTACTTCTTACATGTTCATTTAAATAATGTTTAAAACATGGTTTAAAATATTTTAATTTAGAAGTACGTTGCAGCATATTATATCGAATTTGAAACTTTGTGGTTTCATCATAGCTTTTATTATTTGTAATATCCATAAGACCATCGAGCATCCGTGCACGTAACACTGGTGGAAGGTAATGTAAATTCAATCCATAGAATCCACCGGTTGCAGGGCCAACAACAATAGTCAATGGGAAGCTGTCATAATATGGTAGAGTATCTTTTGTTTTCGGATCATAGAAATACATGTACATATTACCAAGTACACCACGATTTCTTAACTCAACAGGATCTTGATTCATGAGTTGTCGACGATTGACACGACCCATTGACTGGGCCTTGCGTCTAAACCAATCCATAGATTCTCTTGACCGTGGAGTAATACCTGCCCTAAAAGCTTCGTACTCTAGTTTTTGAAATATATTTGCCATACGTCTATTTATATGCTATTTCTTCTTTTTTCTCACAGGACCTAGCGGCTTTAATTTCTTAATTGGTTTTGGCATAATTTTCATTTCTTGTAGAGTTTTTTCGGTCCATATCTGAAACTCCCATCCACGATCTTTTGCAAAGATGTTTGCTGCTTCCCATTTATTCATATTCTTAACGTATGTCAATCCTTCGTTAATATATTGCCTGGTTTTACGTTTACCTTGTGGCGGCATAGTTTCTTTTTCAGGTTTAATTTCTACAAGAATTGTTTTATTGTTTTTAAATGTGATTTTAAGATCCACAAAATAACGGTGGTATCTCTTATCAACCTCATAAAAATATGGAACTACGGTTTCTTCTGAACTCCAGGCTTTTACGTTTGGATTATCATCACACCACTTAAAACAATAGCGTTCCCACATGGATCTAAATACAACTGCTGTATGATCGCCTTTGTACTTCGATACGTTCTTCACTCTATACTTACCAGAATATGCCATAAAAGTCTATAAATAGTTGAAAGATTTTTTAGTATTTATTGGAAAAACTATGCCAAAATATCAATTTCCTCTTTCTGATCAAGATGACTATAGAGGTAGAGTTTTATTTACTACTATCATAGAAACGCCCGCATCCATTGATCAGGCTGCACTAGATCGTGTTTCAAATGCTACAAGCGAAGGAATTACTGATACTCTTAGCGCCTTGAAAGATTTCGGAACAAAAGAGATTCAATCTGGATATGCAACACCTGGAGAAAGCGTTGCACTATATCTACCTCCAGCTCAACAAGTACAAGATGCTGTACAGTTTGATAATATGGAATTTGGAATACGCGGAGCTATGGGTTTAGACGCTATGCAAAATGGTGGACAAAGTATTGCCGGTTCTGTTATGGACAATATGTTTGGAGCAGGAAGTATTTCTAAACTGTTAGAAAACATTGGATCTCAGAGCGTGGCACGAGTTGTTGCATCCGAGACTGCCAGACGTGTAAATGAAAGAGCAGGTGGTGCAATCTCTACCGCTACACAAACAGTAGCCAATCCAAATATACGAGCAGTATTTAAATCAGTAAGACCAAGAGAGCATACATTTACTTTTAAATTTATGCCAAGAAACGAAAAAGAAGCAAAAGAAATAGAGAATATTATAAAATTCTTTAGAAAAGAAGTATACCCTGAATCTATTAATATTGGTAAAGTAAGTGTAGGATATAAATTTCCAAACAAGTTTGCAATTCAAACAATTTATAATGGTAAAAAAGTTGGAGCAGATCTTCTCCCAAGCTATCTCACTTCTATGTCTACTAACTATAACTCTACGTCTATGTCTTTCTATAGAGACGGTCAATATTCAGAAATTGATCTAACATTAACAATGCTAGAATTTAGAACACTGTCTAAACAGGACGTTACTCTTGGATTTAACTTTTATGGTGATGGTTATCAAAATTGGTGGGAAACTTTTATTGGTGATATATTCCCGACTTGGAGACCGTAATGGCGACTTATTTTAAAAATTTTCCTGTACTCTCATATTCTTTTGGTAATAATGAACAGCCTGTTGCATTTCAAAATTTGACGGCATATGTAGATCTTATTGATAGAATAAAAGATGATATTTCTTTTTATCGTAAATATTACATTTTAGAAGGAGATAGGCCTGACCAAGTATCACATAAATTATACGGATCAACAGATTTTTATTGGACATTCTTTTTACTTAACAATCATCTGAGATTACAAGGATGGCCGTTAACAGAAAGAGAATTAAAAAAGTTAGCAGCAGAGCAATTTCCAAATACTGTATTAACTACAGGAGATAATTTAACCGGGATCTTTTTAGTAGGTCAAACAGTAACTGGTTCTACAAGTGGTACATCCGGCACAATTGTGCATCGCAATTTAGATTTAGGCCAAATACATGTAGGCGGTTCGTTAACATTTAATAGTACAGAAGTTGTTACATCACAAAATGGAGAACAAGTTCAAGCTGTTACATTAAATAGAGCTATTGATGAAGTAAACGCAATCAGATATTATATTGACGGTGATGAGAATCATGTGGATATAGATCCTCTTACAGATTCTGATGGATCAGTCTCTGCCGGAGGTTTTGTTCCTGTTACAAACATTGAAGCATTTAGAGCCACTAATGATAAACTAAAAGAAATAACTGTTATAAGACCCGATGTAATTAGAGATGTAGTAAGAGATTTTGAAGAAGCATTAGCATGACAGACTATATTCCTTTTGACCCTCATGAATATAATTTAGATGAGGTTCTTTTATCTACACAAAGAAACGATCATAGTGTTGATATTACTCCAACAATTGCTGAAATAGAAATATTCGAGCATTTAGAAAGGTCGTATCTTACTGGTACAGTAACATTTACTGACAATGATCGTATCATTGAGATTATGGATTTTCAAGGTACAGAGTTTTGTGATATTAAATTAGGTTTATTTCAAGGTGACAGAAGAACTATATCAAAAAGATTTGTTGTTAGAGAATTATTAAGCGTCGTACCATCTTCTGACTTTTCAGATGTTGTAACATTATCTCTTATTGATTATGACGCTTATTTTAATACACTCTTAAATGTAAATAAAACATATGATGGTACACCTGGTGACATCATAGAAAAAATCTTAAACGATTCTTTTGTAGGTAAATCTTTGATTAGGGCACAAGGTGGAGCTTTAGGTCAAAGCCAAGATCCAAGCTTACAATCAGAAATACCAACCGAAGCTGCCCGCGCGCAGAATCAAGCACGATCATACGAATTACAATCTATAATGAGATATATCGTTCCAAATCTTAAACCCTTTGAAGCTATTGAAATTTTAAAGCAAAGAGCAACAGCTACGAATGGATCTCCATTCTATTGCTTTGCTTCTCTCAAAGATAATGATTTACGTTTCTTTGATTTGTATACAATGCTTACAAATCCATCAATGAATGCTTCAGATTCTTTCATATATTCATCTCAAATGTCTCAGGGCAATCCGCAGAATGGTGCTGAACTAGGAAGAATCATTTCTCACATGTCTACGATACAAGGTGAAAATACTTTAAAATACATATTAAATGGCGACATAGGTGCTTTATATGAATACACTGATACTACATTTCAAATAGATCATTTTATTGGTTATGACTTGCAACGAACGGTTGCAAATTTACTTGGATCAGAAATGTACCCTACAGTAGATACTCGTACTACATTTGAAAATAAACCTCTTTCTGAATATAGGGCAAAAAGAAAGTCACGTGTTGCTCCTACAAAAATTTATAATAATGCTTTAAACAATTTGTATGACGAACCTGATGCAACAAAACATTCTGCAAAAGCCGTAGCAAACAGTTTAAGAAATGTATTAGGAAAGGCCGGTTTAAAAATTACTGTGCCTGGATTACATATGGCACCTCAACGAAATGCACATAAAACAATAGGTAATATTGTAACAGTAACTTCTCTTGCTGCAGGTCCTGGTGGCGGTGAAATAGCTGATAGAAAAAGAAGTGGAGATTATTTGATTTATGCCACAAGGCACCGCTTCTTACAAGAAAGATATTCGGTAGACTTAGATCTTGTAAAGCTTGCGAATTATAGAGGTAATACAAGAGTAGGGACAGCAGTTTAATGGATCATTATGGTGATAACTTTAGATGGTTTATTGGGGTTGTAGTAAACAATCTTGACCCTCTTGAACTTGGAAGAGTGCAGGTTAGGATATTTGGTACTCATTCACGAGAACAACTAAACATTCCAAACAATACATTACCATGGGCTACCGTGGCTTCTCCTACAATATCCGGTGGTACATCTGGTATCGGTCCTATGCCTCAACTATTGCCAGGAGCCCAGGTTGTTGGTTTCTTTATGGACGGTAAAGGATCTCAGCTTCCGCTTGTAATTGGTTCTATCCCACACATTCATATCCCATCTGAACAACAATTAGAGCGAATGCAAAAATATAGTATTGGATATGGTGTTGGGCAAGTTGATCCGGCTTTAGCAAGAGCTGCTGGATTAACTACACAAGGTACAACTTCTCCCCCTAATACTCTAGGCAATGCTGCAAATGGTGCAGGATTAAGTAGTAGTGCTAATTATGCAATGACTTATTTTGTATCAAGAGGATGGACGCCTGCTCAAGCAGCCGGAATCGTTGGCAATCTTCAGGCAGAGAGTGGAAAAAATTTAAGTCTTACTGCAGTAGGAGATGGTGGTAAAGCTCTTGGTATTGCGCAATGGCATGCAAATAGAAGAACTGTTTATGAAAGAACATTTGGCAAACATTGGTCTGAAACTACTTTTGATGACCAGCTTGGATTTATACAATGGGAATTAAATAATTCTGATAACGTTTCTGGTAATCTAAATAAAAATGCTGGGACTGCAATACGTAATTCTAATACAGCTGCTCAAGCTGCTACGATATTTGATGCTCAATATGAAAGATCGAGTGGAGCTCATCGGCAAAAAAGAATAGATAATGCTGAAGCGCTATTAGAGCAATGGACGTTGACAAGTGCAGGAGCTGGATAATGGTTTCATTTAATAGAGTTAATAGTACACTTTCTACATATCAACAAAGACTTTCAACTGAACCTTTACAGGCTGCAGGAACACAGGTATTAGGTGAATATAATGCTGCATTGACTTCTCCGTTAGGCCAGTCTGTTGGACAAAATATTAGTGGTGTTGAAGCGGTAACAACTCTTGTAGATTATCCAGGTCAATTCGGCGGACAAATTTTTGGTTCGGCTTTAACCAAATTAACAGAAGCTTTAGGTGAATTTGCAGAAGATTTAACAGAAGACATCACTGACGCCTTTACTGCTGTTGGTGGAGGTCATGCTAGTTTTACAGATGTTATAACAGCAATTGCGGCAATAGCAGCAGTAACAGGTTCAAATCCTGGAGGAAGCGGTAGAAATTTCCTTTGGAGTTTTTTCGGAGCAAGTTCTGCACAAGCAATTCAAAATATGACAGGAACTGCTACTGGTAAATCACTAGCTCAAACTATTAGTATTGTAAAAGCTGTACAATCAGATAACGTTCAAGGATTTATTAATCAAGCTTTCGCTCAAACTATTGGTGATACAATAGGATCGGTGATTAATGAATTTAATAAAAAGGTTGATTTACAATTAGGAACTGCGATTGATAAAGTATTACAGGCAGTTGTTGATACAATTGAC